CAACAATTAAATCAACAAAAGATGGAACAGAACGAAGAATTAGCAGAATTACGTGCTGATACATCACTTGAGAAGCAAGAAATAGCAAACGATGCTAGATTTGCTCTTGAAAACATGAAACCAAACAAGTAAAAGGAATATATTATGATGAATTATAAAACAGGCGGTAAAAAAGTTGCAATGCCAGAACAAGCAAAGGTAGTTGACCCTAGATCTGACAAAAGTTTTAGAGGAAAAAGCTATATTGCTAAAGGTGATAGCAATCCAGTTAAAGGAACTGGTGCTGCAAGAAAACAAAAAGACGTAACTTGGTATTAGTATGTGGTTATCGGCAATTAAATTAGCCGTTTCTGCTGGAAGTAAAATTTACGCTAATAAGCAGAGAACTAAAATGGCTATGTCTGATGCACAATTAATGCATGCAGAAAAGATGGCCCGAGGTGACGAAGCTTACCAAGGAAAACTTTTAGAAGCCCGACAATCAGACTGGAAAGACGAGGCAGTTTTGATAATTCTCAGTTTGCCCGTGTTGGTGCTTGCTTGGGCAGTCGTATCGGACGACCCATCTGCTATGGACAAAGTAAAATTGTTTTTTGACATGTTTTCACAGCTCCCTTCATGGTTTACAAATTTATGGATCCTTGTCGTGGCGAGTATATATGGTATAAAAGGTACTCAAATTTTTAGAAACGGAGGAAAAAAATGAGAAAAGATTACAGACAAAATAAAATGGGTGGCGGCATGATGAGGTCAACTTATAAAGCCGGAACTACAAACCCAAAAAATAAAAAGTTAGCAGCAATGTATGGTGACAAAAATAAAATTACTAGAGGTGATATTATTACTGCAGCTAAAAAAAATGCAGGTGAAAGAAAAAATGCTATGGGTGGCGGAATGATGAGAAAAAATTTTAGCAAAGGCAGTGATTATCATACAACTAAAGACGGACGTAGAGTTAAAAAAGGTCTTTACTACTACATGAACAAAGCTAAAAAAGAAGGAAGAAGCAAACCGGGTAAAGGTTCTGTAACTGACAAAGCTTTAAAACAGTCTGCGAAAACAGCTAAAGCGTAATGAGAAGAAATAGGGAAAACCCTATAAGAAAAACCACTACTAAAGGTGGTAATTACAGACCGACAAAGTCTGGAGCAGGTATGACTA